TCCCCAACCGGCAATATCTTGAGAATGAAGAATACAATTTGTTCTTGGTGTTGAATAAAGTTGACGTAATCCTTGACCATCATCCTGCTTTAATATTCCAGGAACAAAAGATATTGGAAAATTAGTCTGTAATCCATTACCTATTCCAAAGGCATAATTATCAGAAGTTAGAACAGCTCCAGAAAGTGGAGCTACAGCTAATTGGACTATAGATTTTATAAGTACGACTTCTAATTCAGCGTTGATAACAAACTGTAAGGCATTCGTACTGTTTAACTTGATAGATCCTGGAATGAAATAAGCTTTACATTGAGACGGTACTGTACCATCTAAAAGTAGATTAATATAGAAGGGAAGGGCTCCTTTGGCCACAATGGAATTGAAAAAGGAGCGCCATGTTCTATATTGATCTGATTTTAAATTCCAAGTAACAGAAACATGACAAGTAGAGTTTGCAATACCTGTTCTATATCGACCAGCACCACCAGCAAATTGTGTAGATAGACTTTCTATTCCATCTACAACGGTATAGCCGGTCACAACAGGAATAAGGTTGAAAGTAGGAAGGGCCATTAGCTTAGAGTGTAATCCGTAACTGTAACAGGAACATTCGTTGTTGGAATATATGAAGCCGAAATGATTCCTAGTTCAGTATCAGCTCCCCACAAATATAAGCCTGAAGCACCATCTCCTAAATGAGTAGATATATTATTCCCAGTAGCAACCTTACATCGAAGCCACGGATTGTTGATGCCTGTTCCTACAGGTCCGGTGATAGTGCAACGATATAACCAAGGAGTCAGAGGTGCTTGTTGAATATTTGCTGTAAAGCCTGCCGCTATTGAACCGATAGATCCAACACCGGTTAGATTGAAATATACGCCTAAAACACCAGTATTATCTCTTTGAACGAAAGCTAAATATAACCAAGAACGACCTGCCGGTTGAGCATAAATAGTAGCAGTTGCTGTTAGCCCGTCTCCAATAGATAAACCAGTCTGGTCTATCATGTGTTCACCAGTGGAAACATCTTCCACCAGTTTATCGCCAGTCATAGAACCTTCTGGTCCCGTGGCAATATTAGGAGAGATTGTTAATCTAGTCTTTGACCATATAGCATTATCAAATTCTTGAGACCGAACAATAAGATTTGTTCTTGGAGTCGAATATAACTTCTGAGTCCCTTGCCAGTCATTACTTCGAGTGATAGTACCTGGAGTAAGCGTTAACTGGAACTTTGATTTAATTCCATCACCGATAGCAAATACTGTTCCATCGGATTGTAGCGTAGCTCCAATAGGTGCTATAGCTCCTGTATTTACGAAGACAGGAATAGAGAATACTTCTAATTCAGCCGAAACATTATAAGAATAGCCACTTTGACTATCTAATTTCATTGAACCAGGAACAAAATAGGCTGTCTTAGTCTGTGGTATGCTATCATCTAAAATTAAATCGATCGTAAAAGAAACAGCTCCATTTGATAAGGCTCTGTAAAAAGATCTAAGATATGTATAATCATCTTGTCCAACGATCCATTTAACAGTTACTCGTGTAGTTGAATCAATAATATCTTTTCGATAACGTGCAGGACCACCTTCAGTTGCGATGGCAAAGACTTCTTGTCCATCGTTGAAAGAGTATCCCGCTTCATCAGGTGGTATTGGGAATTTGATGGCCACAATTACCTTTTACGGCTTGCGGTCGTATTAAGGGCGATAGCTTGAGATACACGACCATTAGGATTCGAAACATCACCTGCAATAATTGAGGGACCGTGTTTATGGACAGCTCTAACAGCTTCTTCTCGAGCAATAACTCTTATTTCAGTAGGTGAGATCTGTTCAACTTGAATATTAGCGGGAGTATAGTTATGGATCTGAACATTCATCGGAGAACCAGAAGATGAATGACCGGTAGCTGTGGCACCTGAATAACGTCCAGAGTTCATAGCTTCTAAGATAGGGCGAAACTTCTTAGTTGCCGAAGCATTAAGAACATATTCCTGACCGTGGAACATACCGGCAATTTGATTAGTCGGTCCGTTACCTGTATATCCACCCTTCTCGGCTAACAAAGCTCCGCCAGAAGCTAATAACTTAGAAGCTGCTACGGTAGTTGCCAGACCTCCAATAGCAGCTAGTGAAGCACCGCCGAAGGTAGCAATTTCAACTAAGGCCGCGGCAGGGGCGTAGGCTTCTGCGATTAAGGGACCTGCAACTTCTGCTATAGCCACATTACCTGCCGCGGCAATACCAGAAGCGGAAAGTGTAGCAACAGTCGTAGCTTCTGTAGTTGCTGCACTAATAGCCGCATTTAATAAAAGTTGAATCCCTACTTGAACCAACGAGGAAATCAATGTTGCAAGTATTGTACGAGATAGATCACCCAGCATTTGGCCGAGATCACCACCGTATACAATAATCTTAGAAACAGCATCACCAATAGAACTTGAAACGCTTGTTACGACTGTACCGAAAATCTTACCAAGATGAGCTGCCCAATTAGTTGCCTTAGCACTAAGAACATCTAACTGTGTTATGAATCCATCCGTCCAAGAACCAAGTCCAGCTGAGATATTAACTTCAGCTAATTCACTAGCATATTGACTAGCATTAATTTTCTTCTCTTTTAATAATCTATCTAAAACTTTAACAGCTATAGCCGCATCTTCATATGGCTTCTTAATCTTGTTCTTTAAACGGTCATATTCAGCAGCTTCTAACTTCAAATCGTTTCTACGTTCCAATCGTGCGAGAGCGTCTCGTTTCTCATTAGGATCAGGAGTATAACCTTGCTTCTTAAGTTTCTTTTCAGCCTGAAGAAGTTCTAAGTTTGCTTTACGTTCATTTGTATCTAATTCTAATACCTTGATTTCTTCATCAATACCGTCAAGATAAGTCTGGAAAGGATAGATAGCTGATTTGAAGTGTTCCTCAGTCGCGGCTTGTAATAAATTGAACTCTGTTTGCCCTATAACATCATTTTTCAGAGCTTGAGCAAAAAGATTTAAATCATCGGCTTGTTTTCTAAAAGCAGCACCAATAGGGTCTATAGTATCTTCAAGTTGACGAACTTTCTCTTCCCAAGCGGTCCTATCAAAAGGAATTGCTAATGGATCGGGTTTTTTATCTAACCCACGTGTATCAGGCTTTAATTCACCTTCGTGGCGAGCCTTAGCTATCTCTCCTGCTCGGTTTTTAACTCCATCAATTTGTTTTTGAATAGCTCCGAAAAGACTAGCGTTAAGTCTACCGAAAGCACTGCCTTGAATACCCTTCAGAGCTTCTGTAAGATAGTCACGACTTAAAGACTTCTTAAGAGAATCTTCTAATGTCTTACTAAGGTCTTCTCCAGCACCTTTGGCATCAACCTGAACATGTACAAGATGAGCTTTCTTAAAGTGACCACCTAACTTATTGAATACTCCAATAATTACATTATATCCGCCGTTTACAAGATCGATAGCTCCATTCATCGCATTAGCAAATAACTCGAATATAGCATTCGGTAATTTAGCTAAAGCAATCGGAATCGCTTCAGATAAGAAATTAAAGATACCAATCAATTCATTTACTGCTTGATAGATTATATCCTTTAAGCCAGTTAGATAATTTCCAAGAGATGAAAAGGCGTCTTGAAGCCTACTTACCTCAGGAACAGGATTAACTACCGCAGCCTGAATAGCTGCAGGAGCATTTGTTTGACCAGAACCACCTAAGTGTCCTTGATAAAATCCAGTAACGGCCTTAGTATAGTCTACCGTCTCGTGCGGTAAATCATTCTTAACGTCATCATACGGTTTACCTTGATTAAGAACCGCACCATAAGGACCGGCATTATAGCCAGATGAAGTCTTCTGTAAGTCACCACCAAACCGCTTCATTATTTGATCAAGATACTTAACACCGGCTTGAATATTCTTTTCCGGGTCATACATGTCTTTTCTATCTAAACCTAATTGATCTGCTGTGCCGGGCATTATCTGCATTAAGCCACGAGCGGCAGGGATCTTATTTCCAAGAGCATCAAGCTTAAAAACATACTTCTCTAAGTCTTTATCCCACTTCTGTAAATGACTTAATGCATTTGGATTAAAGTCTGATTCACGTTCCATTATCGAAGCAGTGAAAGCGGCAGAAATATCTCTTTCTTTTGAATATTTATCGATTAAATCCTTATAAGGTGTATCCTCTAACAACGCTGTCTCGGCAGCACGATAACCACCCTTACGACCTGAATCACCAATCAAACCGAGAGTTTGCGAACCATCAGAACCAGCCGCTATAGTTTGCTGTGCACCCACGGCACCGTTGATACCTTGGATCTGTTCTTTAGTTCCACCAAACCAACCTTTGATAACATCGGCTATCTTACTTACCCAAGATCCAATCTTTTCGAATACAGCATTAAGAGTATCACCTAAAGAAACTCCACTAGAAGATGTTAAAGCAAGACTATTTCTAAATATAAATAATCCAGCAGCTACAGCCGCTAAGAGAGCTAAGGCTGTGAAGAGCGGATTAACTAAGAGAAGACCAATTAATCCAGTAGCGGCACCTCCACCGACTGGATTCAAAACTCCAATAATCTTTATTAAGTAGGTCCAGACTACGGGGAGGCTCATGACAAAAGCCCCGGCACCAAAAATAGCCAGTGCACTAGCTAATCCACTGATATGATTAGTCACCCACAATATAGCTGTAGCGAACTTATCAGAAGCATGAGTCGTTTCGTTAAATTGACCAACAGCCTTTTCAAGAGCGTTGTGGAGTACGTTGAAAGAACCTTGAATCGTAGGCGTAACACGCTGAAATTCTGCTTCTAATTCAGGAATAGCCTTTAAAAGAGCTTGAAACAAATCTTTAGCATCAATTGTATCATTCTCTTTACCTAAGATAAGACCCTTCCAATCAATCTTACCACCATGACGGCTCTGTTCCTCGAGCTTCTTACGTAATCCAACAATAGACTGATTACCAAGACCATCAAGGTGCTTGACAATTCCCATCAAGAGACGAGGAGTGTTTTCAGAGATTGAGTTGAACTCTTGCATACGGACCTTGCCCATACCGAGCATCTGTCCTAACTGTAAGAGCGAACCTTTAGCCGCATCAGCACCCGTACCTTGAATAGCAAGGGACATACCAACAGCATCAGTGAATTTAATTAAATCTTCCTGAGACGCTCCAAGTGTACTGGCCGCTAAAGCACCACGACGATAGAGAGTAACAGTATCGTCAAGAGTAGAACGGTTCTTCTGAGCGACATTAAATAAACGTTCTTGAACAACTGCCGATTCACCTGCCGAAGACGTACTAAGCTTGATACTGTTTGTAACGCCAATCCATCCATCTATATACTGCTTTAACTCACGAAGAAAGAAGAACCCAGCAAGCATCTGCAGGGCCATCTGAAGGAACCAAAGATTACGAACGAACTGAGTCACGACGTTAGACGTGTTATTAAAATGATTACCGGCACCTTTAGCCGCATTACCCGCCGCTCCAAAGTCTCCTGGCTTCTTACGAACCTCTGTATCAAGATTCTTTAACTTACCTTCAACAGCCGCAGATTCAGTTCCAAATATAGCAAATTCTCTAGACGGTAATTTAAGTTGCTCAGTACCGTTCTTGAGTTTCTCTGTCTGAAATCCTAACTGCTTATAAGATTCAGCTTGCTTATCAAGACCTTCGAATACAGAGGCTTTATCAAGAACTCCAACAGGAGCTTGGTGAGTAGGTAATGCTCCCATGAATCCCAGGCTACCCTGAGTAGCACGAAGATCCCAATCGTGCTGTTCCTTCCACATCTCCCTCATGTCTGCTTTTCTTAAACCTCTTTGACCAGAAGCCTGGCCTAAAGTCAATTGAAGTTCACCCTGCTTTTCGAGTAAACCAATTTGCTTTCGCTGTTCTTCTGTAACTTTCTGTTCACCCTTCAAATGATCATTTAACCAAGTATTTTGCGACTCCATTGCACGAATAGCACGTTGATCTACTAAATTCATCTGACCATTATCTTGAGGCTTAACTGACATCGCACTTGACATGAAATCAAGCGATTGCTGACCTTCAACAACAGTCGCAGCCTTCTTCTTGAAAACACCTTCAAGTTCGAAAGTAGAGCCAGTTATTCTCTTACTAAAGTTATCTGAATGATCGGCTACCTTCTTAAAAACACCCTCAAGTTCCCAAGTAGCCTTAGTCAACTTCTGAACCGATAACATAGCTTGATCAACACCGATTACGATCCCTCCCGTCGGTGTTTGAAACAAGTCTCGTTGACGTCCAGTCAATTCTCCGACTGTATCATAAACTTCTCTATTAGGTGTAGGAACATTCTTAGTAGCGAATAAATTAAGTTGAGGAGATGGAGTAGCCGATTTAGGACTCGAAAATAAATCACCTTGTCCTGGATCAGACTTAATTGCCTTCAAAGTCTCCATATGCTTAATAAGATTCGCAGCACGAACAGTAGCATTTTCTAATGCAGTAGAAATCTTTGCGATGCTAATCGCTATTTCGCTAGGACCACCATTCTTGTTAAGGCTATTTAGCTCGTTCTTTAAAGATACAACGGTATTCTTAGTATTCTCTGCCAATCCCTTTAACTCTATGAAAGCTTTATTCAAAGACCCGTTATCTGGACGAGCCTGAACTGCACTAAGAGCTGATTGAAGCTGACCAACAGCGGAATCAGCCTTTTCAGCCGACGCGGCAACTTGGTCGAAATTTCGCGTGATCTCACGTGAACCATCTTCACGAAGTTCTACGCCAATTACTTCAATCATCGACGTGTCTTTCTGGCCTTAGCTGTTTTGGCCACAGCTACGGCTTTGGGTCGGGTAATCAGAATGGGAGCGATTACTGAGCCACCTTCTGGTCTTGAAACCGGGATTTCGTTAATGAGACTAGAAAATCCCTTTTCGTGCTTTCGAATACCTTCTTTAGCGTTAGCTATAGCCGATTCAATATAACCGGCCGGTGCTTGTGTGGAATAAGCTTCATTCAAGCGCCCAATATAAGGAGCATTGTTAATAATGAATATACGACCACTAGAGAATCCCTTAATGATCGATTCATTATTAACGAGTTGAGCCGCGACATCTTCCAGATATATGCCCGGTTGAGGATGTGTCGGAAACTCCAGTAAGTAACCACCAGGCGGATAGTTGATACCAACCTGCCAGTTCGTCTTAGCTCGTCCCGAACGAATAGGTGTGGCCATCACAAGAGTATGGTTAATGGCTAAAGCAAGATTCTTTATATACGACCGAGGAGCTTTGGGAGCTTCCTTAGCGTATATACGGAGCTGTTTGGCGTAATCACCGAATGTTGCTTTAGCCGCCATTACTTCTTTTCCCTCTTAGATTCCCATTCGAGATACACCGTATCAAGTAACTGGATATGATGTACTAAATCTTCTTTCTGTTCTCCTTGAATGTCGTAAACTTCGCTATATTTCTGGATAGCTAACCATGGAACAGGTCCTGTTCCCATTCCTATAGCTCGACAAGAAGAAAGCTCCAGAAAGGCTGTGAAATAAAATCCAAGGCCCTGCTGAAGCTCCGGTGCATTTCGAATTTTCTCCGGTAAAGGCATTTTCGCCCTTGCCGATTGAGCTATGATAGACTTTTCTATTGGCCCTTGCTCTAGGGAGTAGAGGAGGACCTCTCTGAGTTTTTTGCTTCCTGCTCTTGCACCTCGGCACGATAAAGAGCCGCCTTATTAGCCGCTTCACGAACCTCAGTAAAGAACTCCGGAAATTCGGTGAACATCTGTAAACAAGCACTTCTAGAAAAAGGGAGTGGAGTACCATCAGGACTCTCCATATTCTCCCAGCTAACAACAACAGCATCTGCATAAACTTCACGCTGGATTTCCTGAGCTACTTCCTCATCTAACGTCTCATTCTGAATCTGACGACGATAAGGCTTGCTTTTCAGTTCCAGAGACTTATTGAACCTAACGTTGCTACCACCTGCTCGTGCAATACGAACGGTGATCTTCTCTCCCTTACTATTCTTGCCAAAATCGAGATGAAGACCTTCCTTCTCGACTTTCGTATCCATGGTGAACGACTTAAAGAATGAACTTGCCATTTGTATACTTCTTCCTCGTCAAGGGTTTGGTTGAGGGATCTTTTCCCGGATCCCCACTCGGGTCTCCTTCTATATACTCGAAAACGAGCTAGAAGGAAAGGGGTTTACGCGTGGCTGGCCGTAGGAACATACAGGAATGAAGTAATCATCAGTGTATGACCGAAAGCAGACTCGGCACCACCAGCATTCACTCCTAACGTAATCGGCTTATCCATTTCGACAGCGAGCTTCCCATCGTCTAACGAGACAAGAGGAATGTCGAAAACCATCGCGGTATTCTTCTTAACTAAGATGAAGTCCAGAGTAACATCGCTGTTGTTACGAATGGCCTGAACGGAAGGAACATCGGCAAAGTAAGCCGTGATCTTACCGTCGACGGTGAACGTACCGGCTGTTGCTTCGAAGGAACCGAGAACACCGAGTGCCTTATTCGGGGTGACGTTATTCGTGATCTTGAGGGACAGATCCGAAAGAAACGCCCAGAGAGGTGTCACAACAGACGTAGTAGCATCCACGAGAGATATACTAGCACGCTCTAAGTCAGACGAAGTATTGAAAGCATCGGTAGGAAGGAAAGTCGGTCGAGTACCTGCCTTCACACCAGTGAGTCCAGTTCGCTGTTCCACATCTAAACCGACGAAGCTAAAATCAATCGTAGCCTTGTCAGTCTGCGGAACATTAACCGTGAGCTCATTAGGAATGGACCCAACGAGAATCTCGGACATGGTTCCGTTAGAGTCAGGACCAATAGTTCTCTCTAACTGATAAGTACGACGCTTGATAGAAGCCGCAAGCTCATTCTTGAGAACAGTACCGAAGAAGATACGGATTAATTTACCCGTACCAGTCTCGTTCGTCCAGACAGCATTAGCAACTCCAACAGCTTCTGTTTTATCTAAGAAGATGTCGGTGACGGTAATGCTCTTGATTCGAGCCCAACCATGATTCGGAGCGTTGTTGAATGTATTGAGTGCGACATCCCCACCAACATAGATCCACTCTCCAGGAGTAAGACCGAGAGTGGTCATGTCAACCGTGCTAGCACCGGCTCTATGTAACGATGGAAGGTTTCCCACCGCCACGATATCTAATGTAGCGCTTGCGAATTCGTATCCAACAGCCTGAACCATAGCGGCTGCAGGAGGTGTTTCAACGGCGAGACCTGTCGTAGTAAGGACACCAGCAGCTACTGCCGAAAGAACGTGAATACCGTTATTTAAGGCATTTGCAAAGGCTGATCCGAATACGATATGACCACCGTTAGCTGCGCCTGCCTGAAAAACACCTAATCCAGATGCGGCTGTATATGTAGTTGCGGTCGCACCTGTTAAAGCGATCGCGGCGATACCGGTGATAGCCGCTGTCGTAGGCTTCTCACGAGCATCTGCGAACATAAACCCCTGTAAGAGTCGCAGAGTATTCTGAACGGTAAGATCCTGTGTGAACCCACCCGAAGCGTCTAGATCTGTGATCACCCCCTTCTTACGTTGGCGGTTTGCGTTGAGAGGATTTCGGGCAACCGTTGTAATCTTGGCACCGAAATCACTGAACTTGTTAGGTTCTAAGGG